ATGGGCAAAGATAAGCGCCTGACCTTGAAACTTGATGGTACCAGTCCAGACGAGCTTACAATGTCTCGCCTTGGTAAGTATCTATCAGCTCTATCCGACCTTTATGGTTCGGTGGATGCCGTTCACTTTAAGGATGTGAGCGAAGGGTCGGCGTGCCTGAATACCTGGGTGGATAACCAAGCGTCATACGATGCAGTTATACAGCGCTCAATGACACAAGCTGCAACATCTGGAAGCTCTTACTTAAAATTAGTTTCTTTGCTGGCTCAAGATGGTTTTGGCGCAAAATTAATCAACCAGGATAAAGTTACTATTCTTGATTTTCCATCAATCAATGAAGAAGCCCCTTTCGTCGTAAGAAAGAAAGGTAAGGTGCAAGGAAAACTTTACAACGTTGGTGGCAAGGATGACTCCGCGCCAGTGAAGCTTGAGGGGGCTAACGGGGAGACATATCACTGTGAGGCAACTCCCGCTATGGCCGCAAAGCTTGGTGCATTGCTTTTCAAGCAAATACGGGTTTCAGGTGATAGTGAATGGATTAAAAAAGATGGCAAGTGGAAGCTAAAAAAATTAATAATTGAATCCTATGAAGTCTTAGAAAGCTCTAACTTGAAGACTGCTTTTAAAGCATTGCAGAATGCTCCCGGTAATCAATGGACAGAAGAAGATGACACTCAAGCCATCTTAAAAGCTTTAAGGGCGCTAAATTGCGAATAATATTCGATACTAACATTTTAGTGCAGGCCATCACAGGAATGAAAGATGGATGCAAGTTATCTAACCCTGAAAATGGCATGGAAATACCAGATCCCATGAGAAGGGTAGAAGCACTGATCGATATGGTTGAGAGCAGTGGCGGAGCCGTCATCATACCTACCCCAGTTTTAGCTGAGTATCTGGTTGGTATTGATAAGAAAGATCACCAAACGCACCTTAATTTAATTCAGAGACAATCTTGTTTTGAGATTGCTAGCTTTGATGAAATATCTGCAATTGAATGCGCTCAGATGCCATCGATAAAAGAGTTAAAGCTTATGATGAAATCTGACACAGCAAGCAAAGTAAAATTCGACCGGCAAATTATTTCCATTGCTAAGGCGCTCAATGTAGATGAGGTTTGGACACATGACAAAGGTGTATTCAACCGCTGCAAAGAAATGGGTATAGTGGTCAAATCACTTGCAGATATAGACCCAGCCCCAGTGCAGGTACTAATTGATATGAGTCATGACGCCCCCTCAGAGCTTCACTAACTTAAAAATAAAACCAGTACCCGGCCACCGCGCCGGGTTTTTACTGCCCTACTCTTCCCTCAGTATCAGCACGTCCAGTGCCAGCTCCACAGCCAGTTCTACCCTGTTTCCCTGCCACAACACCTGAATCATCTCTATCAGCGCCTCTCTTGATGGCTCGCGCTTCTCAACCAGCAGTTGCATAACCGCTATCCCGATGACCTGCGCTATCTGCGGGTGCATTTCTGCGAAAAACTCATCCTCATTCGACATGGCGCTGCCCTCTTTGGCGTTTTTTTGAGCTTACCAGCACGCTTTACAAAAATAAATAACCAATAAAAACAACCAAATAAAACCATTACAGCCATTTAAACAACTATTGTTGTTGACTATAAAACAACTATGGTTTTAAATTAACTCATCCAAACAACACCGGCAACGCCGGGGTGAAGTCAAAACGTCCCGTTAGCCGCGATAAGGCAAAGGTGAAGAGATGATCCGAGAACATGAGGTTCCTGCGTGGAACAGATTCAAGGTGAAGGTGGCACTGTTGTTGGCTTTGGTCGCATTCGTAAGCGTTCAGTGCTGGGGTGCGGTATGAGCAGAAACGGCATTCGTTCACTGGTTATCGCGCTGGCCATTGGTGTGGTTTTCTGGGCTGGTCTGGCTGTCGAAATTATGCATTTCACGGGGGTGTTCAATGGTTAGTCATCATTACGGGACACAGACCGTTAACCGCGGCGCCGTTCTCCCAGGGATGCTGGTTAAGCATCGGGAAAGCACCTGGACAGCATCAGCAAATAAACGCGGCCGCCTGTACCTGCATCGCGGGATTGAGCGGACTTACACAACCGACTTGCTGGTTGAAGTTTATCTGAACGGGTTGGGACAAGGTCTCAGCCGGTAATCGAAACGAAGAATTTAACTGAGCTATCAGGCAGCCAATACGGTGCCGGGATTCTTACAACCAAATTTCAGGAGCGAGCTATGAACGCATACCGCGCATATGACGTGATCGAAGAGCGTAAGTGGGCTGAACAAACGCTGGACGAAGAGAAGGAAAAGTGGATTGACGATCGGGCAAAAGAGGTCTTTGACAGCCTTCCAGATGATCCTTACGCGGCACTACGCCAGTCTGCATCGTCCAAGGCGTTTCCATATGAAGGCCTCCATAGCGATAAGGCTGACGAGGTATACAACGATTTACGCACAGCAATAGCTTACGCCCAGGCGGAATACGACTGGGATCACCGCACCGGCTGCCCGTTTTAACTTTGAGGAACAGCAATGGCTAACGAACTTGTGATTACAGCCAGCTCTCTTGCTGAGCGAGGCATTGACGGCGCTACCTGGAGCGCCCTCAAAAACAGTATTTACCCTGGCGCCAAAGACGAATCAGTAATGATGGCGCTGGACTACTGCCGGGCCAGAAATCTCGATCCGCTTCTGAAGCCCGTTCATCTGGTGCCAATGAGCGTTAAGGACTCGAAGTCGGGGAAAAGCGAGTGGCGCGATGTGGTTATGCCTGGCATCGGGCTTTATCGGATTCAGGCCGATCGCTCCGGTGATTACGCTGGCGCTAAAGAACCAGAGTTCGGCCCGGACGTCACTCTGACGCTTACCGGTGTTGAGGTGACAGTCCCTCAATGGTGCAAGTACACGGTCAGCAAGCGCATGCCGAGCGGGGAGATCGTCGAATTCAGTGCGAAAGAATACTGGGTTGAAAACTATGCCACCGCCGGCCGCGACACTACCGCGCCAAATGCTATGTGGAAAAAGCGCCCTTATGGCCAGCTGGCGAAGTGTGCCGAGGCCCAGGCTCTGCGTAAGGCGTGGCCTGAAATTGGACAGCAGCCCACCGCCGAAGAGATGGAAGGTAAAACGCTGGAATTGGATGCGCGTGACGTAACGCCGCGAACCACGACAGAGGCGCTCCCCCTGGTGGCCAGTGAGGAAACGTTGCAGGCAATTACTGACCTCCTGACGTCCCTGAATAAGGACTGGGAGCAGGACTTCCTGCCTCTGTGCAGCAACATCTTCAAGCGTGACATTTTCCAGTCATCACAACTCACCGAAGAAGAAGCGCAGAAAGGCTTTAGCTTCCTCCAGAAAAAAGCGCAGGTGGCAGCATGACACCAGAAATTATCCTCGAGCGAACTGGGATTGACGTTACCCGAGTTGAACAGGGAGACGAATCCTGGCACCGCTTACGCCTGGGCGTGATCACTGCCTCGGAAGTTCACAACGTCATTTCTAAGCCCAAGTCAGGCAAGAAATGGACTGATATGAAGATGTCCTACTTCCTTACGCTCCTTGCCGAAGTGTGCACCGGCGAGGCGCCGGAAGTTAACGCCAAGGCGCTGGCCTGGGGGAAACAGTATGAGGCCGACGCTCGCACCCTGTTTGAGTTCACCACCGACGTGAAGGTAACAGAGTCGCCGATCCTTTTCCGTGACGAAGGCATGCGCACCGCCTGCTCACCTGATGGCCTGTGCAGTGATGGTCGCGGCCTTGAGCTGAAGTGCCCTTTCACCTCTCGCGACTTCATGAAATTCCGGCTTGGCGGCTTCGAGGCTATCAAATCCGCCTATATGGCCCAGGTGCAATTCAGCATGTGGGTAACCGGGAAGGATGCCTGGTACTTCGCGAATTATGACCCTCGCATGAAGCGAGAAGGCATTCACCATGTGGTTGTTGAGCGCGACGACAAATACATGTCCGACTTCAACGAAATGGTGCCGGAGTTCATCAGCAAGATGGATGAATCGCTGGCGGAGATCGGCTTTACCTTCGGGGAGCAGTGGAAATGAAACGCACTCCATTTTACCGCAGGCCCGGCAAAGCAGGGAAATTCTCCGGCCTTCGCGAGCGCGTGATCTGGATGATTCAGACGCGCGGGCGCCCTGTTACCGGCAGCGAAATAGCGGAGAAGTTCGGCGTGACGCTTGTCGAATTTAACCGCGTTGCGAACGGCATAACCCGGGGAGAAGGCCGAATTGCACATCTGATCGCGTCGGAAACCTGGCTCAACGAGGACGGCATCTGCGATCGCACCTTTGACCTGATCACAAGGCCAAAGGTCATTACCCCGCAGGGTAAAACGCGCCTGTTCACTAAGCGCTCGATAGCTCAGGCCGCCTCTGGCAACCGCCAGAAATGTATTGATAAAGCGGCCCGGCGCCGCCGGCTTATCGCATCTGGCCTCTATATCGATGAAATGGAGTCAGTCCTATGAACCGCTACTCACTTATCTATTCTGACCCGGCCTGGTCTTACGGGAACAAGATCAGCAACGGCGCCGCCGTCGATCACTACCCCACCATGAGCTTGCTCGATATGAAGCGGCTCCCGGTGTGGGAGCTCGCCGCGGATAACGCCGTGTTGGCGATGTGGTACACCGGCACCCACAACCAGGAGGCGATCGAGCTGGCCGAGGCCTGGGGCTTTACGGTGCGCACAATGAAGGGTTTCACCTGGGTGAAGTTGAATCAGCTGGCCGAACTGCGCATTACCAAGGCTCTGGCAGAGGGCGATGTGACCAACTTTTACGACTTCCTCGACCTGCTGAATGCCGAGACGCGCATGAACGGTGGCAACCATACCCGCGCCAATACTGAAGACGTGCTGATTGCCACCCGCGGCGCCGGGCTGGAGCGCAAGCACGCCGGCATTAAGCAGGTGGTCTACAGCCCTCTCGGCGCACACAGCGAAAAACCGTGGGAAGTTCGCCACCGCCTGGAACTGCTCTACGGCGACGTGCCGCGGATAGAGCTTTTCAGCCGCAGCGCAGCGACAGGCTGGAGCCACTGGGGGAACCAATGCGCCACCGCTTCCGTTGAGCTGATACCTGGCTACGCCATTGACGTTGTGAAGACGGAGGCAGCATGAGCGCAGCAGCTTACTACAACGAGATCGACCCATTCGCGGCGCAGTGGCTGCGTAACCTCATAGCCGCCGGGCATATCGCCCCGGGCGAAGTTGACGAACGGAGTATTGAAGATGTCACACCTGACGACCTCAGAGGATTTACCCAGTGCCACTTTTTCGCCGGTATCGGCGTCTGGTCCCATTCCCTCCGCCTCGCAGGATGGCCTGACGATCGCCCGGTCTGGACTGGCTCCTGCCCGTGCCAGCCTTTCAGCGCGGCAGGCAAAGGAGATGGGTTTGCTGACGAGCGGCACCTTTGGCCCCACTTCTTCCATCTCATCAGCGAGCGCAGACCTCAGCATGTCTTTGGCGAACAGGTTGCAGCAGGTAATGCAAACGTATGGTTCGACCTTGTACAAGCTGACCTGGAAGGAATGGGATACGCCTTCGGGCTTGTGCCGTTTACGTCAGCGGGCATCGGCGCGCCGCACATCAGAGAGCGGGCCTACTGGGTGGCCAACGCCACAGGTCAACTACATCACCAATGCAACGACGGTACAAATGAGCTCGGACGGAAGGGTGACCCCGAACAAAATCGGATGGGCGGCGGCATTGGCGGGCTGGGTAACGCCAACGTCGCGCGACTGGAAAGACTCGGCGGGAATGACGGCGCAGCGGGACGGGAAGGAACGACTCGACCAGCTGCCGCGCCAGGCGTTCATGACGGGCTGGCCAACACCGACAACGAGCAACACTCGATCGCCATCAGTGGATGCGGCCATGAACATGTATCGACAGGACGGGAGCAAGACCCAGCAGCGTCTGCAGGACTTCGCGGGAATTACCGGACCCTTGAGGTTAACGGATTTTGGCGAGATGCGGACTGGCTCTTATGCCGAGATGGAAAATGGCGTCCAGTTGAACCCGGCACATTCCCGCTGGTTGATGGGGCTGCCGCACGCATGGGACGAGTCGAGCCCGGGGTGGCAAGAGTGGCAAGCAGCAACCGCGTCGGCCGCCTGAAAGGGTACGGCAACGCTATAAACGCACAGGCAGCCGCGGCTTTCATTCGCGCTTATATGGGGGTCGCATGACGCCAGAAGAAAAGAAAAATGCGCTCAGAAGCATCGCGCGGAGGGCTAACGATGAGGTTAAGGCAAAACGGAGGTCATCTCCCGCTTTAAGTTGCGACGAGATATCACGACCGATCCTCAACGGATGCATGCCGCTGATAAGGCAGCTTGGGTTAACGCCAAGCCATCTCTATGTGGAAATCGGCATTTTGAACGGAAAGATAAAGGAGCGCTGACATGCCAGAAATCATCGATCAAGCCAACGAGCTGGCAGAGCGCCGGCTGGAAATGACCATCCATAACATGCGCATCAACCATAACGCAGTTTCAGCTACTCACTGCCGCGACTGCGGGGAAGAGATACCCGAGCGGCGCCGGGAACTGGTGGCGGGCTGCCAGCGCTGCGCTGACTGTCAAGAAGAAGAGGAATTACGCGGTAAGCATCGGAGGTGATATGGCATCTGACAAACCGATAACAGCACAGCAGGCCGCCGATTTGCTCATCGTGTCGGCGCGGGTGATCTACCGCCTGATTGATTCTGGAGAACTCGCCGGCCGCAAGGTCGGCAACAAGTACAGAACGACCGAGGCTGCGTGTATTGCATATTTGAAAACCCCGCGCGATCCTGTCATCGCGAACGCGGGTGAACATAAAGGAGAAGTTTTATGTCAATCACCCTCAGGGGCGGCGTGTGGCACTGTCATTTCTTTACGCCGTCAGGAAAAAGAGTTAGGCGATCTCTTGGCACGGGGGACAAAAAGCAGGCTCAGGAGCTCCACGACAAGCTGAAGGCGGAAGCGTGGCGGGTTGACCAGATCGGCGACCTGCCCGTCAGAACCTTCGAAGAGTGCTGCATCCGGTGGCTGCGGGAAAAGGACCATAAGCGATCGCTGGATGATGACAAAACCAAAATTGAGTTTTGGCTGCAGCATTTTTCCGGCCGTGATGTCTCGAAGATAACGGCGGAGGAAGTTCATGAAGCCGTTAACGGGATGATCAACCGTAAACACCTGCAGGTGTGGGAGAGTAAACGTGATGCCGCGGTGAGGAAGGGGAAGCCTGTTCCGGAATACAAACCACGGCAGGTTTCACAGGCGACGAAGGCGCAACACCTTTCCTTCATTCGATCCCTGCTCAGGGCCGCGGCGAATGACTGGGGCTGGATAAAAACAGCTCCTGTTATCAAAACCCGCAAGCCGATCAGTAAGCGGATACGGTGGCTGACCAGAGAAGAAGCTGAGCGGCTGATCGAGTGCATGCCGGAGAGCATTAAGCCAGTGGTGATATTTGCACTGGCAACCGGCCTGCGCCGCTCAAACATCATCGGGCTTGAGTGGCAGCAGGTCGATATGCAGAGAAAGGTTGCATGGGTAAATCCGGAGAACGCAAAAGCGGGCAAGGCGATTGGCGTAGCTCTGAATGATACCGCATGCAGGGTATTAAGGGATCAGATAGGGAAGCACTCACGCTGGGTGTTCGTTCACACTACGGCAAAACATCGCCCTGATGGAACGCTGACGCCCGCGGTTAGAAAAATGCGGGTGGATGACAATAATGCCTGGCGAGCCGGGTTGAAAAAAGCGGGGATCGAGAATTTCCGTTTTCACGACCTCCGGCACACCTGGGCGAGCTGGCTTATTCAGTCCGGCGTACCGCTTTCTGTTTTGCAGGAAATGGGAGGATGGGAGAGTATCGAGATGGTACGTCGTTATGCTCACCTGGCGCCGAACCACCTGACCGAACACGCACGGAAAATTGACGCCATTTTTGGCGCTAGCGACACAAATACGACACAAGGAGGAAATCAGGCTGGTTTAAAACTGGCGTAAGTTATTGTTTCTTAATGGCACGCCCTACAGGATTCGAACCTGTGACCTACGGCTTAGAAGGCCGTTGCTCTATCCAGCTGAGCTAAGGGCGCCCTGAGAAGCGAGTGCTTCGCGGAGTGAAACGCGTGGAATTATACGGTCCACGTCGGTTGAGTCAATCCATTTTGCCAGGAAACTGCGGGGCTTATACGACGCTGGCGAAATATCCTCCACCAACTGTACAAGAAGCATACCGCCGGGCCTAATGCGCGCGTAAATCGACTCAGTGGCCAGGCGCAACGCACCAATAACCATGTAATAACCATGGTCATAACAGGCTAAATTAGCCTCAGACAGGATAAAACAGCAAACGAGGACTGACAGCGAGGCCCGCTTCTGACAAAATATCCTCATCCCCCTTTCGTAAAGATACAGATGGAATCCTCTCTCTGATGGCAGCAAAAATTATTGACGGTAAAACGATTGCGCAGCAGGTACGCTCTGAGGTTGCGGAAAAAGTGAAGGCTCGCGTTGCGGCCGGAAAACGCGCCCCTGGGCTGGCCGTCGTGCTGGTCGGCAGCAACCCGGCCTCGCAGATTTATGTCGGCAGCAAGCGCAAAGCATGTGAAGAAGTGGGCTTCGTCTCCCGCTCTTACGATCTCCCGGAAACCACCAGCGAAGCCGAGCTGCTGGAGCTTATCGACACTCTGAATGCCGATAAGACCATCGACGGTATTCTGGTTCAGCTGCCCCTGCCGGCAGGGATCGATAACGTCAAAGTTCTCGAGCGCATCGCGCCGGATAAAGACGTCGACGGCTTCCATCCTTACAACGTTGGCCGCCTGTGCCAGCGCGCGCCGCGCCTGCGTCCGTGCACTCCGCGCGGTATCGTGACCTTGCTGGAACGCTATAATATCGACACCTACGGCCTCAATGCGGTGGTCATTGGCGCTTCCAATATCGTCGGTCGCCCGATGAGCATGGAGCTGCTGCTGGCCGGCTGCACCACCACCGTCACCCACCGCTTTACAAAAAACCTGCGCCATCATGTCGAAAACGCCGACCTGCTGATCGTCGCGGTGGGCAAACCGGGCTTTATTCCTGGCGAGTGGATTAAAGAAGGGGCGATTGTGGTCGATGTCGGCATCAACCGTCTGGAAAGCGGCAAAGTGGTCGGCGACGTGGTGTATGAAGATGCCGCCGAACGCGCGTCCTACATCACCCCGGTTCCCGGCGGCGTTGGCCCGATGACCGTCGCCACCCTGATCCAGAACACGCTGCAGGCGTGCGAAGAGTATCACGACGTTGAGGAGGCCTGA